CGGTACCGCCTGCCTCCGCTTCAATTCCTACAGAGTTAAGAGCGGTAGCAATTGCCATAATCTGGCTTTGGGTCAAGCCTGTAAGCGTGCCTGTTGAAGCAAGCCTTGTTGCCATATTTACAATATCTGCTTCGGTTGTGGCAAAATTGTTTCCCAAATCAACTATTACAGAACCTAAGCGTTCATAGTCTGAAGCAGACATATCGGTTACATTTGCAAACTTAGCAAGTGCGGAAGCTGCCTCCTCAGCATTCAAGTTTGTTGATTCACCAAGATTTATCATTACTTCGGTAAAGCCAAGTAAATCATCCTTTTTAATGCCGAGCTGTCCGGCAACTTCTGCAACATTTGCAATTTCAGAAGCAGTTGCCGGAATTTCTGTTGAAAGGTCAATTATCGCACTGTAAAGCTGTTCAAATTCCTCTTCAGAAGCTTCAACCGTTTTTGTAACGCCTGTAAATGCACTTTCATAATCAATAGCGGCATCAGTAGCCTTATACATAGCCGTTCCAATCCCGGCGGACAAAACGGACATTTTCCTTCCTGCACCGGAGATTTTATTTCCGGCAGACTCTATCTTTTCGCCGTATTCTGTTATTTTTTCACCTGCTGCCTTATAAGCTTCGCCGTGTTTTTTTAGCTCATCGTTAACCTCTTCAAGTTGCTTTTCAAGATTATTGAGCTTGGTGGCTGCGTAGTTATAACCGGCAGAAAGCTCCTCCACTCGTTTGGAACTTTCACCGCTTGCTTTAATTTCTTTTTCAAGCTCTTGCTTATAGCCTTGAACAATCTGATTCTGTACTTCAATCTGTTTTGAAAGGATGCGTGCAGAGTCCTTCAATTTCTGCTGTGAGGTTGTTGTCTGATCATATGTACTGGCTAAGGCTTTTGACTCACTTCTCAGAGTGGTCTGCTGCGCGCGCAGTTTTTTCATTATTTGGAAGTATTCCTGTTCGCCGCCCACTACAAGCGTTGTTCTGATGTTGCCCCTTGCAACACCCATAAAATCACATCCTTATATGTCTACAAATTCAGCAGATACAATTTTTGATTCCTGATATTTCGGATGATTTTTTAAATGCTCTTTCTGAAGAATTGAAATTGTTCTCCATGTTGAATTTAAAAATTCATCATCCGTCATTGAAAAATATTTTTTGCAGAAATAAAAATAAAAAGCCCAGTGATCAGTTTCTTCATCTGATCGCGGACTCTCCGTACTCATTGATTCGCTAATTTCGTTTATTTCCTGCTGCATTTCCTTGTCGGGAAGATAGTTCAGTAAACCATCTGTAACCGCACTTATGTATTCAGGCATTTCCTCTTCGTCAAGATAATCAAGAAATTCCTGAATACTGTAGTTTTCGTTTGCATTTGCCAAAGCGGCATACACCAATGCAAGAACTGCACTGCGCTCGGCTGATAATGCGCCCTGAATAATTTCATCAAAGCTAAGCGGTTTATCTGAAAATAAAACACTGTTTTCCTCCGCTATAAGCATAGTGCGATTATTCCAAACGAGAACTTTTGCCTTCGGTGTTTTCTCGTTTAAAATATTTTCATAAGGAAAAAGCTCGCTTATTTTTGTTTTTCTCATAATCGCAAAAAGGTGCGGTGCAATAGCGCACCACACCTGCCTCCTTATTTTTATCCCTCAGAACCTGCAGAAACAGGAGGGTACTGAACAGCATCAAACCATGCTGCGCCGATTTCAGGATTGTAATTCTCCGCATCTGTGCGCAAGGTGTATTTAAGTTTTCCATTCAGTGCCTTGCTGAAGCTGAATTCCAGTGTAGGGGTGCTGTATGTAAATCCGGTTTTCGTTTTTGATTCCGCCTCTTCAGCAGGATGCTTAACAGAACCGCAGTACAACACAACAAACTTACTGTGTTTTCCGCTCATTGTAAGTTCAAGAATAAGTGCAAGCTCCGGTGGTTCGTCTCCGTCCTCCTCAATCATGCCGCCGTTTGCATCAAGCTTGTGGCCGTAAATTTCCGCTTCAGTGGCAGCCGAAATACCTGTTGCATCAATCGAAACTGTGTAGCCGACAATTTCATTTCCCTGTGCTTCAACTGCATCATTGGAATCAAGCTCATTTTCTGCATATGAAGGTGTGATTGTTGCTTTTTTCATACGTGTTAAGAACTTAACATCACCATGTGTTAATTCTTCGATAGTATTTTTTGTTACAAGAGCATACCCGGCTCTTTTTACACCAACGTTTTTTGCTATTATCTTATTAAAGTCAACTGCTGTTGTCATTTTTATTTTTCCTCCTAAAAATAAAATTTAAGTTCAATGTCAAAATGCTTGTAATGCGTGTCTTTTTCATAGGTTTCGTAACCTGTTGAAACAAAAAAGCCTGCTGCAAGAAATTCCTTCAAAGCAACAAGCTTTAACGCTCTCATTTTTCCTCTGATGTAAAAGCTGACTGTGACTTCTACACAATCATTTTCTGACTCATCATCAGAAGATAAAGCATCCTGTTCATTTGTAATGTAATAAACTGCATATTTATCGGGCTTAAAACCAAGTTCGTTTTCATCCCAGAACAATTCTGTTATGGGAATATCAAGATTTTTCATAACATCAGATATTTTCTGCAGATACGGAAAAGCGGTCTTTTCCTCTTCACTTATTAACAATTCTTTCCACCTCGTCATATAGAACGTCTATGCCTTCCTGTAAAACACTGTTTTCTTCACGTTCAACAGTAGGTTTCCAAAAAGGTTTTGCAGGCTGCTTACTGCTGCCGAACTCGGAAACAACAAGCTTGAACACATGCTTATCCTTGTCCCAATTTTCTCTTGCTCTTTTACCTTTTTTTGCTCCCTTAATTCCACGGGGGTTCACAAACACCGTAATATATCTTTCACGTTCTCCGCCTTTGGCTGATTTTCTGACATTCGTGTGTTTGATGATTTCTTTAAGGTGCTTATCCTTATGCTTTTCAGAACCGTCATACGGTGCCTTCGCTCTCAATTTTGTTTCCAGTTTTGAAGCCATCGCTTCAATAGCCTGCGGGATTTTTTCAGGCACACATACTGCAAGTTCGTCAAACATTTTTATAAGATTATCGTTTTTAAAGACAATTCGTGCCATTATCGAAATTCCTTAAGCAAAAGAACCGTGATAGGTGGATTTGTAGTAAAAATATCCTGTTGCTTCCATATGGAAAAGCGTTCATTGTCAATCGTAATTACGGAATTGTGCGGCAATGCTTCGTTCTTCGGTATATGCACCGCTTTTTCAATTCTATTACCGGAAGCCATTCCGGCATTAAAACGATTTTCCGTTACAGTTTCAATTCCGAAGGGAATGCCTGAATGAAAAGTTTTAACCTTGCCGTTTTCTTTGTATTCAACGGAAAGAAAACCGTCATTAAAGGTAGCTTTCTTAATCTTCTCCATAACTCCCTCCCTGATGTTTAAGCCTTAATTTGATTAAATCAGACTGGTAGTTTGATTCAAAATATTCACTCAGCTTGTTATATGCATATGATACATAGTTTACAAGGAGACGTCCTTCAAACGTGCCCTCTGTGAATTGCAGTTCTTTTCCGGCATGATCACAGAGGAGTGCTTTCCCCTCTGTGATATACCTTTGAAGTTTACTATCTGTTTCCTGTTTATCCCAATAAATATCGAGCTCAGGTTTAACGGTTTTTAAATCTACGTCTCTGGACATAGAATCAACTCCTTAAAATTATCAGCCTTCAGAAGACTGCGCGGCTGTGCCTGTTGCTTTGGTAATAACAGGATCTGAATCGCTGTTTACAATCTTAACCTCCATATTGGATGTTTCAAGCTTTGACAGGTCAAGAAGAAGATTGTCATTTTCATCAACAAACGAACCGTTGCCATACATATAGATTTTAATTGCGGTCATGTGTTCCCTAAACGCAATGCTCTTATCCGGAACAATATTACCCTCTTTATTTGTTCCGGTGCCAATAAACAGTTCATATTTCTTGTAGATGCCAAGTACACCTTCATCTTTTTCAACAGCAACGGAAGAAATAACCTCTGTAGGAAACGGAAAACACATTCCGCTGTATGTACCGTCAGGTCTTCTGACAGTTGTGGCAGGCATAATTTTAGTTAAAACAGTTTCAGGATGCGCAACAATTATTACTTTTTCAATGCTCCTTACTTTTCCATTGCTGTTTACAACCATTTTTGCAATCAGTTCGCCATATTCACGTGCTTTAAAGCTTGTTACGGCAACGGCGGTTTTC